CTTGATGTAATGGCGTATAACACCTATTACACTGCTTTCAATACCAACATGGTAGTGAATGAGTTGTTTCTTGATTCTGCAACTCTAAGAGATAATGTTATATCATTAGCAAAGCAAATAGGATACAAACCACAGTCTGCTACTGCTCCTACTGCTACTATTGACTTAACTGCAACCTATAGTGGTGGTGGTGATGCACCTGATACATTTGTACTACAGAAAGGTACAGGTTTTGTTACAAATTTTGATGATGTACTATATCAGTACATTACAGTTGATGATCAGGAGGTTCCTGTAGTCAACAATGTTGCGACTTGGACTAATTTGAAGCTTTATGAAGGAACATTACTAAATCAGACCTTCACTATTAATACAACTTTACAAAATCAGAGATTTATCCTTAATAACAGCAATTTAGATGTATCATCTGTTCGTGTTAAGGTATTTTCAGGAGTAAACAGCACAGACTTTAAAACATATCATTCAGCAGATAACATTCTTAACTTAGATGGTACATCAGAGGTATTCTTTGTTGAAGAGATTGAAGATGAGAACTTTGAGATCTTCTTTGGTGATGGTATCTTTGGTAAGAAGTTAGAGAATGGTAATGTTGTACAAGTATCTTATCTAACAACCTCTGCAGATAAAAGTAATGGAGCAAAGACGTTTACTTTCTCTGGGATAGTATTTGAGAGAGGCAACACTAACCAGATTCCTTATTCAACCTCTCATACTACCGTCAGTGCCTCTTCAGGAGGTGCTACACAAGAATCTGTGTCTTCTATCAAGAAGTCTGCTCCAAGGTCATACGCTGCTCAGGACAGGGCAGTTACATCTGCTGATTATCATAGCATTATTAAGAAGATTTATCCAGCAGTTTCTGATATTATTACATTTGGTGGTGAAGAAGACAATCCACCTGAATTTGGTAAGGTTAAGGTTGCTATTAAACCACAAAATGCAATAGCACTATCATCCTTCACTAAGAAAGACATAGAAAAGAAACTTAAGGACTACACAGTAGCATCTGTTACACCTGTAGTAGTGGATCCTTCTATACTATACATTGAATTGGATTCGACCATTAGTTACAAGTCTGCTAAAACGACTTTGACTAAAGCAGAACTACAAACAAAGGCAATTTCTGCAGTTGAAGGATACATCTCACAGTCTGAGACTGAAAAGTTTAATGGTAAGTTCCGTCATAGTAAGTATGCCTCTGTTATTGATAATGCTGATCAGTCATTCACATCTAATGTAACGAATGTTACACTTAGAAAGGATTTCTATCCTACACTCAACTCTACCTTCTATTATGAGTTGTGTTACTTGAATCAATTCAAGGATTCATGTGATGCTTCTGTATTAAAGTCAACAGGTTTTATTGTTAGTGAGTACCCTGCTTTCACAGTATATTTGGAAGATGATACAAAGGGAAAAATCGACCTATATAGACTAAACCCTCTAACTGGTGAAAAGATATACCTGGTCAAGGGTGTGGGTGATATTAATTACACCAAAGGTGAAATACAACTATACAATCTAACTGTTATTAAAGGTAGCTTCACAGATAATAAAATTGAACTACGAGTAGAACCTGCATCAAGAGATGTAGATGCTGTTCGTGAAGTCTATCTTGATATCGATATCTCTAAATCCAAATTCAGTGCGGTTGCAGAATGAATGTAAAGTCGAGAAATATCTCATCGCTGATTGAGAGTCAGATCCCACAATTTATTGTGGGTGAGTATCCTTTCTTCGTTAAGTTCCTTGAGTCCTATTATGCTCAACAGGAACTTAGTGGTGGTGTTCTTGACATCGTAACAAATTTAACAGAATATCGTGATATCAATTTTTATAGTAAAGATATTCTAAAACAGTCCTCGAAAACCACTGCAGTGACTGGGTTCTCGGATACTACTATTTCGGTTGATAGTACAGATGGATTTCCCGATGAAGGACTTGCTAAAGTTGGTGATGAGATCTTTTTCTATCAAAGCAAGACTGATACATCATTTACAGAAATTTCAAGAGGAGTTAGTGGTAACACCTCTCTAGGTAATCTTTATAGCACTAGTACATTTGTATCAACTGATGCAAAGACACATGCTAGTGGATCAACAGTACATAATATTAGTAATCTGTTCTTATATGCTCTTATCCAGAGTTTTGAGTCAGAATATCTTGCTGGTGTACCTGAGAAGTATCTACGTGGTGAAATTGATAAGAGAACTCTTATTAAGCATATTTCTTCTTTCTATAAAGCAAAGGGTACTAAGCGTTCTATTCAGTTCATTTTCAATTCTTTAATTGCATCTGATGATACTGATGTATACTATCCAAAAGATATTACATTAAAGTCATCTGAGTCTGATTGGATTACAGATTATACCCTCAAAGTTATTGCAGTGCAAGGGAACCCAGAGGATCTAGTAGGTAAGACTATTGTACAGTCTGGTGATGTATATGCTTCTGCTGTAGTTGATAATGTAAGAAAAGCACAGAGTGTAGATGGTACACAAATATGGGAGTTGATAATTGCCCCATCTAGTATCAATAATGTTTTCAGTGTAAGTAATAAGACTAAGTTAACAAAGGCAATTGATAATACCGACCAAGTTGGATCAAAGATATATGTCGATTCTACATTTGGTTGGGATAAGGAAGGAACTATATTAATTGGTAGTGAAGTCATTACGTATTCAAGTAAGACTATCAAGCAGTATACAATCAAGTCTAGAGTTTCTACACAGACTCATAATGTCGGTACTATAATATATGATAACAAAAAGATTGTATCAGGTGATGTTCAGATCCTTGCTCTAGGAGTCGTTTATAACTTATCACCTAAAGCAAATGTACCATATGGTATAGAAGGTGAAACAGTTGTAGTCGAAGACTCTGGTTTTGATACCATAGATTCTATTATTAAGAATCAATTGGGACAAGTGAGATGGGAAATGAGCGATTCCACTGCGGTCTCATCTGGCGATCCTAGGACTCTAAGTGAGAACACTGATACCATACCTGGTATTGCAGAGGTATTCTCTGATGAGAATAATTATTACTTCTGTACAAATGGATTCCCTAAGAGAACTGTATATCACAATCAGACCATAAGTGCTGACACCACACCAGTATCACAGTCTTTACTTAGAACGATAAGAAAGACACCACTTACCACTACCGAGGTTTATCAATCTCCTAGAAAGGATATTGGTATCATGGTTGATGGTACGTTAGCTTACAGTTATAAAGATACAGGTAGTGTGTTCTTTGGTAAGTTAACAAAGATCACTGTTAACAATCAGGGTAGTGCATATACTAGAGCACCATTTGTTCTTGTTAACAACACACCATATAAAGCAACTGCTAATATGTCTGGAAGTGTTGTAGAAACGATATCTATTAATGATACTAGTTCTTATACAGTTGCACCTACCATAGACATTGTATCTGGTAGAAATGCAGTACTTACACCCGTTGTTACTGGTGGTGCTATTACTAGTTTAGTTATTGCTGATGCTGGTGAATACTATTCAGCACCACCTACAATTAGAATAGTAGATAAATTGGGGAAAGGTCGATTTGCTGAGTTCACTGCTGAAGTGTCTGCTACTGGTCAAATAACCTCTACTACACCAATAAACACTGGTAGTTTCTATACAACAGAGAATGTTGTTATACAAATCATTCCAGCTGGTTCTGGTGCTACTGCTACTTCATCTATCTTCGAGTGGGTTAAAAATAGATATGCCTATGCTACAAAAGATACTGAATATGGTTTCTCCCACCTTAATGATCAAGGTTTCTATAATTATGGTGTTCTATCTTATTCACCTAGTCTCCAAACATCCTTAAGTGATGATGGAACTAATCATTCTCCTATCATAGGATATGCCTATGATGGTAATCCAATCTATGGTCCTTATGGATACACTGATGCTGCTGATTCATCTACTGCTATCATTAAGATGACTAGTGGTTATATTTTGAGGACTGCTAGACCAAATGGTCCTTCAGTAGCAACATATCCTTTAGGGTCATTCATACAAGACTATTACTATGCTGATAGAACATCTACACTTGATAAAAACAATGGTCGTTATTGTGTAACACCAGACTATCCTGATGGTGTCTATGCTTATTTCGTTACCTTAGATAGTACAGATGTACCAGTCTATCCATATATCATAGGTAAGAACTTCTATTCTCTACCTCTTGCTTCTAACTACGATCAGAATCAAACACAAAACGATATTCCAACTGATGCAGTTCGTTTAAGAACTACCACAAGTCCTAATAATGGATTACAGGTACGAGCAGTAACGAAAGATACAGCACCAGGCAGCATATCTAATTTTACTGTATTTTCATCATCCAATAATTTTAAAGTTGGTTCAGAACTCTTCTTAGATAATTCTGGTACTGGTGGTACAGAAGCTTCTGGTACAGTTGAATCTATTAAAGGTAAAGACATCATTGAGGTTAGAGCAACTGATAAGCAGAGAGTAGCAAAAGTTCAACTTACAGAGAACTGCTATGTATTCTCTGGAGATACTCTCACACAACCTTCTAGCGGTGCTTATGGTACTGTTGTTGGCGATGTACTAGACGGTAAGATTCTTGTCTTACAGGACGTTGTAGGCAACTTTGACGATAGTGGAATATTTGATGCTACTACATTATCAATTAACATGGTTCTCAACACAAATGCCACCTTCACAAAGGGTGCAACCGTTGAGTTGACTAATGGTACTGTTAATCAAACTAACCCACCATCTATATTAGCAACAGGTGAAGTAATAGAATCTACTGATAAGAGAAACTCTGTTAAGGTTAAGGTTCTATCTGGTACGTTTGTACAAACAACAGGATATTACTTAAGAAGTGATAATTTACTTAATACTGTTGGTGCAGAGATACTATCAACTAAGAGTTTAAGTACTGGATTGGTTCCATTCCAAGTTAATACTAATATTGCATTGGTTAAGACTGATGGTGACCATGAACTAGGAATAGGAGATAAGATTTTCATATCTATTGACCCTAATGATTCTATTACAACTACTACCAAGTATGTACAGTTAGGTGCTATACAAGAAATAGATGTAGAACCACCTACCTACAAGTCTGCATTAAATGATGCTGGTATAGGAAGAGTAGACCTTCTCAATAGTGGTGCAGATTATACATCCAATACCTATACAGACATAGAACTTACTGGTGGTAAAGGTACTGGTGCTAAGGCAACTGTACTAGTGGTCAACAGTATAGTACAGACTGTAACAATTACTACAAAGGGATCTGGATATGAGAAAGGAGATGTCCTTACCGTTGCTGATGTTGACTTAGTACGTTCTGCTGCTTCGACTAATACCAATAGATTAAGAGTACGTGTAGATCATATTGGTTTTGCTGCTGGTGAGACTACTTTAAATCTAGACAGTATATTTGGTTTAAGTAAGAATGATCTTCTTACCGTTGGAGAAGAAGTCGTTAAGATTACTGATATAGGATCCACTTCTGTAACTGTCACAAGGGCACAAGAAGGAACTACTGATTCTGATCATTTTGATAACGAAGCAGTCACATTATACAATACAGATTATAGATTTACTGTAGGTGAGTCTATAGCAGTTACTGGTAATACAGCATTAGATCCAAAAGTTCTTTCCTTTGCTAATAATAAATTAACAGTTGAGCATAATAATAGTTTCTTTAATCAAGGAGATTTTGCTCCCTATAAGGTAACTACCCAATCTACTTTATTTGATGAGTCAGATCCTAAAAGAACTCTTAAGATAACTGCTGTTTCGGAATTCAAGATCGTAACAAAAATTTCAGATTCTGTGAATGGTCCTTATACCATATCTCCAAATATTAACATACAAGAGTTTTATCAGTATAGATTCGACCTAAGTCACTTTACTAATGATAAATCTGAATTTATTATATCACCAAGTAAGAATGATAATATCATCGCTCCAGAGGTAGTTAATGTTGGTACACCTGGTCAACCTGATTCATATGCATATGTTAAGTTTGGATATGGAGCTCGACTAGGGACAATTGATCTAACTGGCACACTCACTAAGAGAGTTCCTAGGAGATATCAGAGATACTATTACAAATCTGTTGTAAGAACTACTGCTAATGGAGATGCAGAAATTCGTATCGGTCCTTCTACGTCTATTGTAGATAGTGATAGTTTCATGGAGATTATCAATGATCCTTTACAGGGAAGACAGATAATCACAGATGCGTTAACAACTTCTGGTGATTCACAAGGACAAGCAGTATCATTTGTTACATCAGATAGATTTGTATATGAGATGACTCAAGTACCTGAATGGTATGGTACTGGTACTCAGAAGTATACATCAGAATCAAGATCTGCTATTGGTGGTATTGATAATATTAAAGTAGCGAATCTTGGATCTGGATATAAGCAAGTTCCTATTGTTAAGGGATGTGAGTTACACCCTGCTTATTCTTCAACTGTAACTGCTGAATGGGATTCTGTTAATAACAATATTGTTGGTGTAATTGTTGATACACCAGGTTCTAATTATTCTAAACCAATAGTAGTTGTATCTGATGGTAATGGTACAGAAGCAGAGTTTGAGGTATTAAAAACTGCTGATAATAAAGTTGCTAGAGTTACAGTAATCAATAAAGGTAAAAACTATACATACAAACCATCTCTTAAAGTTGTAGAAGGAGATTTGAGAGCATATGCTTTAGGTGATTCTATTGGTATCACTAAGAATGTAGAGATGGAATTTAATGGTGCTGGTATCTGGGATGATACGTCTACCATTAGGAGACATTCTTGTAGTGATGTTCTTATTGTAGATACGACAGATAATTTCTTAAATGGTGAGCAAGTTAAGCAAGGAAATTCTATAGGACATGTTGTTCCTAATGGTTGGAGACCAGGATCTAACATACTCAAGATATCTGTTAAATCTGGAGAGTTTGTTAGTGGTACACCTGTACTAGGTACTGCAAGTAAAGCATCAGGAAGTGTTCTTAAAGTATTGAAGACAGAATTTGATGTTGATCTTAGATCATACTATGATAATCTAGGAACCTTTACTTCAGATAAAGGTAAGGTAGGTGTAAGAACACATAAGATAGCAGATAATAATTTCTATCAAGACTATTCATATGTTGTTGAGTCTAAGACAGATATTAATAAGTGGAGAGACTTAATTAAGGAGTCTGTACACCCTGCTGGATTTAAGTTATTTGGTGAGTTAAATGTAGATTCAAACGCTGCTGTATCAATCAGTAATAATTCTAAAACTAATCAAGTATCAACATTAAAACTCTGGAATGAGGAGACTAACAAAGTTACTGTTGGTGATACTAAGAGATATCATCAAACTGTAGTTAATCTATCAGAGAATATCAATCTTATTAGAGGAACTGGTTCTTTCACTGAAAAATCTTCTGATACATCTGGTATTATTGCTAGAGAGATTAAGTTAACTCCAGCATTTGATGGAGATTTTGATGCTAATGGTAATATCTCTGGTACTAGAGAGTTTACTATAGTAGATGCAGGTACAAATGCACCTATAACTCCATATAATGCTATGGCGTTGACTATAACACTGGATGGTATATTACAAGAACCAGAAGTTGCATATACTCTTGATGCTAACAAGATAACATTTGCGAAAGCACCATTTGGTCCTAGAACAGATAACAACGCTACAACTAAAGCAACTAAGTTTGTTGGAAGGTTATTCCAATTCAAAGATGCGTCTCAAAA